CTTCGCTCCAGTAGCGCAGCTCATACTCGCGCGCCTGGTCGAGCAGCTGATTGCTTTTCACCAGTGCGGCCTTTTCGTCGGCCAGCTTAGCCTCCAGCAGCGACATGGTGCCGTCATCACCCTCGCCCTTTTTCTTTTTATCCTTCGTACTGGCAGTGCTACGCAGCTTGGCTGTCGATGTGGTCGCAGGCGCAGACTGGCCCGTGTTGAGGGCGTAGCTTTGCAGCGTGCTGCCCTCGCCGCCGGTCGTCAGGCTCTTGATGCGGTTCCAGCTGGCAGTAAAGTCCTCTTCGTAGGCCCGCATGATGGCTGAGGCCTGCTCGAACTCACCATGCGCCACCGCCACACCCGCAGCGGCCAGCGCGGCCAGCTGCTTGCCCACCAGCGCGATCGACTCGTAAACCGCGCGGCCCAGATCGACCACATAAGCAAAGATCGCCCCGACCGATTCACCCCACGCCTTGATGCTGTTGTTCTTGCCCAGCTTGTCGGCTTCGCTGCTGGTGCTGCTCAAGCTCACACGCACGGCATCAATCAAGCGGGCCAGGCCGGACATGACGGCAGACAGGCCAGAGAACACGCCCGTGCCATCGTTCGCGGCAGCAACGAACTGCTCGAATGCATTGGTCACCTGCAACCATGCGCCCCCCACGGTAGCGGGCAGGCCCGAGCTGCGGGCCTCGATCGCATCGTATTGACCGAGCAAGGCCTGCGCGACCTTGTCTGAAGTCAGCTTGCCTTCGCTGCCCAGCTTGCGCAGCTCACCCACCGTCACGCCCAGGCCATCGGCCAGGGCACGCGCCAGGGTGTTGTTGTTCTCCAGGATGCTCTTGAGCTCGTCACCCTGCAGCACGCCGCTGCTCAGCGCCTGAGCGAACTGCTGCGCGCTGGCCGAGGCCTCTTCGGTCGAGGCGCCAGCCAGCCGCGCTGTCACGGCCAGGATCTCAGCCAGGCGCACCGCCTCGTTTGCACCGCCCCCCATCTGCTTGACGGCAGGCAGCATCTTCGAGAAGGAGCCGGCCAAGTCGCTGTAGCTTACGGCCAGGCGCTGCGAGGCGGCATACAGCTGCTCTTGCGCCTTCTGTGCAGCCACGAACGAGCCAGACACATCCTTGAGCCGCGCTTGAATGAGCGCCGCATCGTCAGCCAGCTGTGTGAGCTTGACCACACCGATGCCGGCCATGATGTTGCCGATGTTGCCCAGCGCATCGCGCAGCTTGGCGAAGGGCTCCAGCGCTTCGTTGCCGAAGGTGTTGAGGTTGTCCCGCGCAGCAGCGAGCGAGCGCCGCAGAGGGCCCTCGTCGCCGGTCAGAATGATCTTGGCTTCGGTCATGGTCACTCGTCCAGAAAGGCCAGGTCCGGGTCGTCCGGGCGGCCATGTGCGATGGGCAGACCTGCCGACATCGCTTCAGTGATGGCCTCTTGCGAGGTGCGTGCAACCGTGCGCTTGGGCTGGCTCACGTCAACCCCCACATACCGACACAAGCGGCCCACAAGCAGCACCAAAGGCGGCTGGTGGACCCAGTACGCAGACAGGGCCTGAACCTGGGGCAGCGTGACCTCTGAGGACACGTGCGACCAGGTCCAGCCCGTCATCGTCACGACGTGAGCGATGAGTCGGTCGATGGGGTCGAGGTCAGCGCCAGGGAGGTCCCCGAGGTCCCCGGCTGAGCCTCCCCCGAGGCTGCGGGCTTGGCGGCTAGGCCGCACACCTCAGCAATGGCCGTCACGGCCTGGATGATCTCGTCCAGGCTCATGGGCATGGCCTCGACCTCGTCCAGCGTCTTGCCCAGGCAGACGGACAACGCCACGGCCACAGACGAAAACACAGCCTCGTCCAGCATGCTGTCGGCGCTCACGCGTGACATGGCCACGCTGACGTGACTGATGGCAGGGATCACCTTGCGCAGCTTGCCCAGAGGCAAAGCTGCGATGGCGAAGGGCTGGCCGCCCAGCGTGATGGTCTTTTCGCTCATCACGTCCCCAATCAGAACAGGCAGATGTAGCCGACTTCGTCAGCTGCGTTGGCGAAGGCTTCGGCCTCAAAGTCGTACAAGGCGTAGTCGTCGTTCTTGAGGGGGATGTTGAGCTTGTTGCTGACGCAGCGGTGCAGCTTGAGCACCATCGTCTTGCCGTCGTACTGGTTTTGCAGCAGCAACTTGAACGAGGGCGTGTAGCCCATGACCTCGTTCGTGATGGTGAAAATCTCGCCCGCCGCACTGCTGGCGGTGTACTCATAGCTGAACAGCATGGCCTTGCTCTTGTCGGCAGCGTTGAAGGTGTACACACCCGCCGCAACGCTGTACTCACCCGCATTGGGCGTAGCGCTGTCAGTGCGCTTGAGTTGCACGCCCAGGCCAGAGTAGAGCACCCCGAGGTCTTCCGCAAAAGTGCCGCTATTGGGTGGCGCCACGGTGACCGTGTAAGCACCTGATGCAGGCACGGTCTGAAGGTTGTCAAACACCGCACCCTTGATGCCCGCCACCGAGGCCTTACCGTAGAACAGCGAGCCCAGGATCTTGCCGTCAATGTCGGCATACTTTGCCTTGATCGCAATCTTGCCCTTGCCCTGCCCAGCGCCAAGGGGGTAACGCTTGCCACCGTAGACTGTCTTCATTTCGAGCGACATGTCCACGCTGATGTCTTGCATGGTGCCCAGGCGGACGGGGGTAGGCGTGGCAATGACGCTGCCATCGGCCAGATTGGTGGGCACCGCAATGAGCTTGCCCGTACCGAAGTTCAACATGGTGATCCTCTCAAAAACAAGGCCGCACTCAAGCGCGCCGTTGAAGAAATTGAGCCCTGTAACGGGCTGTCAAGCGGCCAGCAACGTCGTCGCCAGCTTCGCCGGTTGCCTCGGTGCTTTCGCAGCGAAAGCCGCGCACCATGGCATTCAAGGCGGCATTGCTTTGCATTGCGGTATCAGCAGCCAGGTGGAGCGCGTCAGAGGTGGTTTCCCAGTCCTCACCGCGCACTTCACAGTCCAGGTCAAACACCACGGTCACCAAGTCCAGGCCGTCAGCCCAGGCCTCAACACCTGTCGTAGCCCGGCGCACATTCAGTGCCGGCAGCTCGGCGCGGTCGAAGGCATCGGCGCGGCCACGCGTCACGCGTGTGCCAGCAGCCGTGGTGCCAACAAGCGAGGCATGGACCTGAACCAGGAGCTGCTCAACCGTGCTGGCCATCACACCACCCGTACCGGCACAGAAAGCTCGCGGCCATCCAAGATGGGCTGACCAGCGCGCGTGGCCTCATAGATCACACCGCTGATCACGAACCGCGCACCACGGCCCACAGCGCCAGCCACGAAGTCAGCGGGCACCCGCACCTCATAGCGCGTGGACACCTGTTCGCCCCCCAGCACATCACCGGGATGCGCATCCAGCACAGCGGTGATCAGTGCAGAGGCACCACCCGAGGCTGGCGTGTAGGTACACGGCTCAGCCAGGGCGGCATACAGAGCGGACAAGGGGAAGTCCATGGTGGCGCCGCAGATCAGTTGTTGATCTTGATATAGACCGATGCATCACCGCTGGCGAATGGCCGCGTGGCCCAGCCCGCATAGGTGTTGCCAGCGGCGGTCGTGGTCAAGCGCTTGTTCGTGTTGTCCCAATACAGGGCAGCACCTTGCGCGCCGGAGTCGGTCGACAGCTTGGGAACCAGGAACTCGCCAACCACTTGCAGCGAGCCCGTGGCGTTGGCGGCAATGTCAGCCACAGCCACGCCAACACGGGTGCCGATCAGCACCATCAGGCCAGAGGTCACAGCGGCGGTCGGCGTATGCGGGACAACGCTCCCGGTCGAAATCGAGTTCTTCATGATGTGAGGTCCTTCAAAAGGAGGCGGCGGCGTAGCCCACGTGGGCTACGCCATCAGGGTTGATCAGGCGCCGGGGTTCTTGGCCATGCCACGGAAGTCCAGCGGTGCAACACCGGCCTCCATGCGCACCTTGAACTCCACACCATCAACAGCCCAGCCCGCTTGCTGCTCCAGCGTGGGGCGGTCGTTGCCGTTGAGGTAGGAGACCTCGATGGTGTCGTTGATGGCCGAGCTCGCAGTGCCATACCAACCGGTGGCGCTGGCGCTGTCCAGGCGGGCATCAGCGACCACCTCAAAGGTGTTGCGCACGCTGTTGGGCACAGCGCGCTGGTTGGCCGCTGCACCACCCACCTCGAACTCGCTGTTGCGCACCACATTGGCTGTGCCTTCCAGCGCCAGAGGTGTCAGCAGGTAGGCCATGCGGATGTTCGAGCTGCCGCTGGTCTGGCCGGGCAGCTTTTGCTTGCCCATGGCCACGCGCATCAGGTCAACCGAGGCGGTCGTGATGGCCGCAGCAGTCAGCAAGTTCGAGTGGCTGGCGTGGAACAGCGCGACGCCGTCTTCGTCCAGCACAGGGTTGCTGGTCAGCACCGAGTAAACCAGGTCACCCACGGTGCGGATGGCAGCGCGGCCCATCACGCGCGGGATGCGGGTGAACGAGCTCAGGTCATCATTGATGATGGCCTCACGGGTGATGTTGAAGCGCTTGCCGAACTTGGCCAGCACGATGCTGTTGCCACGGTCGCCAATCGAGCCGAACTCGTATTCGCCACCCTCGGCCACCTTGGGCAGCGAGCCAAAGCTGTTCAGGCCCACACGCTTGGCGGGCTTGAAGTCGGTCAGCTCACCGCGAGCGGTCCACAGCGCGAAGGTCTCGTCAGCTTCTTCCACGCCCTTGAGCATCGACTTGTTCGCAATGTTGGCGAGCAGATTCGTGAAATCGCTGGTTGAGTGGGTAAAGGCACCAGCCACCACAGCCATCTTGTCCATGCCGGTCGTGCGAACGCCAGCACGGGCCAGCGAGGCACGGGCCATGTCGTACAGCGACTCACCACGCACAGGGTTGGCGGTGTCCAGCTTCTCCAGGCCAGCGCGTGCAGCCAGCGCCTGCGTGGTCGCCTTGATCTGCTTGTCGGCCTCGTCTTCCACCGTCGTCACATAGCCGCCAGCCAGCGGCGTAGCGCCTTGTGCCAGCGCAGCCAGCAGCTTGTTGTTCGCTGCTTGCACATCGCAGGCGGTGTCATCCGTGCAGGTCACCAACAGTGCCTGCACGCCTTCGCGGTCCATGAAGGGCTTGAAGGCAGCAGTGATGCCCGAGCGGCGGGCCGCGTCTTCTTGCAGGGCCTGCGCGCGAATCGCTGCAGGGTCAGTCAGTGCGGACGTAGTGGTGCCCGCCGGGTTCGTTGCCTGAGGCATGGGTTTGATCTCCAAGGAGGATTGAGCGGCGGGAGCCGCCAGGGGTGCCGCATGGCCTGCAGCACGCGCTGCAGCCAATACGCGGTAACGGTCAACGTCGGCGCCTGCCATAGCCGCGACGGGCATAGCAGAAACGACGACATCCACCAGCTTCTCTGTCTGCGCCTCGGCAGCGGTGAAATAGTGGTCCTGGCCATCGGTCAGCCAGCCCAGCATCTCGGCAGCTGGTCGGCCCGACTTGGCCGCATAGCTGGCAGACATGGCCTGGGCCCACTTGTCCAGCATGTCAGCAGTGGCGCGTAGGTCCACCGAGTTGCCGCCGGCATAGGTCCAAGGCGCGTGGATCATCAACAGCGAGTTCTCGGCCATCTCGACCGTGTCGCCTGCCATCAAGATCAATGAGGCAATGGACATGGCCATGCCTTCGTTGACTGTGGTGATGTGAGCCGGGTGGCGCTTGAGCGCGTTGTAGATGGCCAGGCCATCAGGCACTGAGCCACCAGCGCTGTTGATGCGCACCGTCATGGTGTCAACGCTCAGCGCCGAGATCTCGTCAATGAACTGCTTGGCCGTGACAAACTCGCCCCACCAGCTGTCGCCGATGTCGCCGAAGATCAAAACCTCTGCCGCAGTCGAGGCTGCGCCGTCACCTGCAGCTGCTGCAGCTGCTCGGGCCGAGGCGGTCCGGCGACGGATCGAATACCAAGTTGGGTTTGTGCTCATGGCGCTCAGTGTTCCGAGCGCCTTGTGCAACGTCTATGCGGTCACGTGCACAACTTGGGGCGTGTGCGGGCCAGCGCGTTGTACACGGTGCGGCGTGAGACATCGAACACCCGCATCACTTCCTTGATGTTTCGACCGTTGAACATGGCCGCGATCTGCTGATCCCGCGACTGCTGTGCCTCTTGCATGTGCCTGCGCAAGCGCGGCGCCGGGATGTACACCCGCTTGCCTCCGAGCCGATCACGCATGCCCTGAACGATCAGCTTGGCGTGCAGGCCCGCCAGCTGGGGCTTCATGCCGATCCACTCTACGATGATCCCTTCGATGTCAGCCTCCAGCTGCACAGCTGCATCGTCTTCGAGGTACTCAGGGCGGTCGCTCACAGTCGGTTCCATTCTGGTGGGGCCATGGGGGTTGATGACACAGGCACCATCCGTGCACTCGACTGCACTGGTACGGGCGCATGCTGCGCCGAGGTGACGGGCACTATGGTGTTGCCCATCGGCAAAGTGGGTGCAGGGGGTGGTGCGGCGGCGTCGAACAGATCCGGCTCCAGCGCGGACTCCAGCCGCTGCCACATCAGGTCTGAGTACTTGTGCAAGTCAAGCGCTTGCGCGCAGAACAGTGCGTACACCGTGCAGTCAAGCACTTCGTTGCGTGCGCCTGAGGGCTTGATCCAGCGGTAGTCATCGCCCCGGGCAGTACGCGCCAGCACGCGGCTTTCGCTCGTGATCTGGGTATAAAAATCTGCAGGCATGTCCAGCGGGAAGTGCACGTAGCCGGGCCCCGGCTGGGCCACGGCAAAGCGTCCATGCAGCAAGTCCTTGGCCGTGTCGGTACCGACCAGCCAAAGCGAGGCACCACGCTTGATCACGCGCCCCCGCTCGTTCACATCCACGAATGACTTGCGGCCCTTGATCGGCTGGCCCGGTCGGCTTTCGCCTTTGATCGCGTAACAGCTCTTGTTGCTGTGGTTGCGCGTGAAGACATAGGCCTGGTGTGTGAAGTGTCCACCCGTGTCAATGGCTGCCGCCTTGACTGCCATCCACGGGCCATTGCGGTGCTGAAACTGCCGCTCCAGCATCGGCGCCAGCTTGGCTTCCCACTCGCGCTGATCGCCTGGGTTGCCGTAGACCACGGTGTAATCGATAGCCCACATTTCCTCACCACGGCCAAAGGCCCAAGTCACCAGCTCCCAGCGGTCTGACTGCACGTCGACACCCGTGGCCAGCACTAAGCCACCACGCGGCACAGTGCCCACGCTGTAGGGTGTGGCCGACTTCTTCGCGCGCTGCGCCAGTGCTGATGCCTCGGTCTTCTCGACCTCTTCTTCCCAGGTCTCGCCAAGCGTTGTATTCACAAAGGTCTTGAGGTCGGACTTGTCACCGCGCTTGGCTTTGTCGGCTGCAGCCATGAACTCGCGCACGATGGCTGACCAAGTCGTTTGAGGGCTGTAGGCCGTCCACACGTGGAATGCGATGTGGCGCGGTGCGGGGCGCTCATTGCCGTCGATCCTGATGAAGCGAAAGTCGGCTGTTATCCATGTGCCGTCTTGTGCCACCCATCGGCCATGCTGCCAGGCGCGCAGGTAGTCGGCCTGCGTCATCAAGCCGCCACACCCATCGTGAGGGCAGACCTGGGCCACGCTGTCCGGGTCATCGTTGACCCACTTCATGCCGGTAGCCACATCCTTGCCGCCCCAGGTCAAAGCGAAGCGCTCACCACAGTGGGTGCAGGGCACCTGATACCTCATGCGCAGCTCGGCGCGATCGGCCCGCGCCTCGATCAGGCTGAAGCCGCGCAGCTTGGGCGTGGTGCCCGCAATCATCTTGCGGAAGACGGCACCCTCGGTGCGCTTCCATGCGAGCTTGTCCGGTGAGCCCTCTTTCTCGACGTCAGCATCGAAGCCGTCCAGCTCATCAAGGATGACTGTGTCGACCGTCAAGCGCCGGTAGTTCTTCGCCGCCTTGCCGCCACGCGTGTGCAGCAGGCAACCCATGAACCGCTTGACCTTGAGCGTGTTGTCCTTGCTCTTGCGGTTGAACTTTGGAAACACGCGGCGCATCACCGGCACGTCGCGCAGCATCGGTTCCAGCTCGGTCGTGACGAACTCATCGCGGTCATCGTCTGTAGGCTGATACAGCACCTGATTGCGGCGCTTGTGCTCGGCCATGTAGCCCATCACGGCCAAGGCCATCTTTGTGTATCCCACCCGGGCCGACTTCATGACATCGACCTCTTCAATGTCATCCGATCCCATCGCATCCAGGATTGCGGGCTGGAATGGGTAGGCCTGCCAGCGCTGCTCTTCGTAGCTGCTTTCAGCCGACAAGTAGAAGTGCTCGCTGGCCCACTCGCTGGCGCGCATCGGGTCGCGCACTTGCAGCGGCTCAAGGCCGCGGCGGATCACGGCATCGAGCGCCTGCCGCAGCTCAGGCCCAGCGGCGTCAATGACCTTGAGCAGTTCGCCGTGGTCCATGTCAATCCTCTTCGAGCTGAGCGCGCTCGGCGTCCAGTGCACTCAGGTTCACAGTAGCCGCGAGCTGGCGGGCTCGGGCCAGCTCGGACGCGATCGCCTGCAGTTGCTCGGGCGTCAGCTCGGGGTGGCGCCGCCGCAGTTTGGGCTGGATGCCCTCAAGCACTGTGGCGATCTGCCGCCCCACATGCGCCAGGACCTCTTCGAGCACAGTCACTGGCGCCACGTTCTTGCGCGACAGCGCGTTCTTCATGGCCTGCGCATCCGCTTGCTCGCGCGCCAGCCGCGCGCGCTCGTTCGCCAGCTCGCCATCGGCGCCACGGCCTGCCGCCTGCTCGCGCAGGTGAGCTGTGTAGGCCAGCAGCCAGACCCCGCACGTCTGCGCCTCGACAAGCACGCCTCGCTTCATGAGGTCGCTCACCGCCGGCTGGCTGATGCCGACCAGTTCACCAAAGGCTTCCTGGCTCAAAACCGAGGTCAGATCTATCGTGCTCACGCGACATAACCCCCTAAGGAATTACCCTCGGGCGCGAGGGCCCAGGAGTACCTTGGCCGCACCAAGGCGGTGCCCCATGCCCTGATCCGCTGGCGGGCCATCACAGCACCGCCCCCCGATGGCTGAGCCCTGCCGTGCTCAGTGCCAGGCTGACTGATGCACTCAAGTGCACTGGCAGTCGCGCTGTGATCACACGCTCTGCAATGCCGTAGAAGTCCAGGCGCTTGGCATAGCGCGTGTGGCCCACGAACAGCAGGACAGGCTTGACTGATGAGCCCCACGCGAACTGATAGCGGGCCCACACACCAGCAGGCAGGTGCTGCTCGTACATGAGCCCCCTGCCACGCCTGCCCTGATAACCGTAGCGCATGCTGCCCTTGCCATGGCTCACGAAGTACGTCATGGCCTGACGCTTGGCCCGGCTGCGTTTGCTGTTGCTGGCGTTGCTGTAGTCGCCCTGCACCACCGCAGTCCGAAGCTGGCTGAGGATCTGCACGATCTGGCCCCGGCTCATGTTGCCGTAGGCGTCCATCTTGGCGCCTGCTGCAGGCACCGCGCGCTGATCAGCGCGCATGAGGCCATGCATCACCATGCGCTGCTCGAAGCGCTTGAGGCCCCGGCTACCGCCCTCGATCTGTGGCAGCAGGTAGTGCGTGGGCCGTGCGCTGTCCTTGAGCCACGCCACCGCTTCAAGCCTGGCCTTGGTCGCAGGCCGGATGTACAGGCTGCGCAAGGTGTAGGGCGTGGGGGCCAGGAACACCTTGCGCATCTCGGCCACTTCCGCATCTCGCACGTCCTTGATCGTGTCCGTCATGGCCTTGGCCATGGCAAAGGCCACTTGCTTTTGCGCCCCATCCAGGGCGCGCAAGGCGTCATCCATGATGGCTTTGGCATTGATCCTCAGCATGTCGTGCCTCCGCTCAGTTTTGGGAAGGGTGTGAAACCCGGCAACGTTCGACCCATCCCGCTGTAAGGCCCATGAAATAAGGCTTTCCTCTTTTTGGGAAGGGTGTGAATAGTTAAAAAGAACCCACACGCGAGAGCCACACATTGACACCGTGTGTGTGTGTTTGTGGGTGCATGCGCCTGCATGAGACTCACGCGCACACACACGCGCCCGCATGTGGGACACAAATAACCCTTCACACCCTTCACAAACCGCGCAATGCCAATGAATACGCGGCCTGCAGCGGGATGGGTAGGGGCGTTTTGAATTTCCCACTGTTCACACGGCAGCATCAGAAAGCCCTCCGCGCGTGATCGACCAGGTCGTGGAGCTTGGTCTGGAACTGCTTGATGCGCCGGTTGTAGACGTCGGCATCCCGCACGTCTTCCAGCGCCGCCTCGCCATCGGCGACATCTGCACCAGGCGCCAGCCGCTGAAGCGCAGCCGGCACGAAATACACGACGCCTTGCTGGCTGCTGGTGAGATCCCAGTCGCCCTTGTCCACCTGGGTGGCGCTGTATGCATCGAAGCGCATGGGCTTCTTCGGTGGCGCCCCCATGCGGTCCAGGAACTCGCTGGCCGTGCGGCCAAACTGCGTGCTGGACGCGATGAAGCGCTCACCATTGATGCGGCACCAACATCGAAAGCCGGTGTAGAGATCCCTGGCCGGCGCCGACACGAACGGCAGGCCTGCCAGCCCTTTGGACCAGAACAGCATGAAGCGCTGGTCTGGACTCATGCCCAGCGTGATCAGGTGCAATCGGGCCTTGGTCTCGAAGGGCAAGGTGTAGAGGGTGAACTCCCCCAGATCGTGAGCGATCAGCCAGCGGTAGAAAGCCTCGACACCCCCGTTGTCCATCTGCTCGCCGATGGCTTTGAAGTAGCCCAGGTCGTGCTTTTGCTCGACCTGGATGACGGTGTAGCGCCGGTCTGTTTCGTTGAGCAGCATGGGCAGCTGCTCGTTTGAGAGGAACACGAAGTTGGCATAGCTGGCTTCTTCGCGCACCGGCATGTTCTTCTCGTTGATCTGGATGACCTCATTCGTGATCATGTTCTGAATGAGGTTCTTGAGGTTCTTGCGCTCAGACGCTGAGACCACCTCTTCGGCCACGCAGAACAGCATGCCTGACTGCCAGCCGTTGAACTCCGATTGCAGCTGCGTTTGCGTGATGGACCGGCTGTAGCGGCCATAGATGCGCCGCATGATGTCCATCATCAGGCTCTTGCCTGTGCCCTCTTGCCTGCCATGCACGATGAGCGATGTGCGCATCTTTGTGCCCAGGTGCTTGAGCGGGTAGGCCAGCCAACTGGTGACCCAGTTGAACAGCCGGTCGTCTTCGCCGCACAGGTTGAAGAGGTGCTTGATGATCAGGTCACACTCGCCGGGCCTCTCGGTGTCAATGGGCAGCGCGTCGAAGAGATTGACGTGTGTGTCGGGCTTGGCGATGCGGCCCGTGGGGTCAAAGATCACATTGGCCTGCGACACCATGCGCCGCTCGCCGTGGCCGAGCCACCAGTCCACCGTCTTGCCGAACGCGGCTTTCATGGACTCCAGCCGGATGATGGCGCGCTCTTGCGCATCCCACACCGTGGTCGTTCCGTAGATGAGCGTGAAGCGCTCCAGGAAGGTCCAATCCTGCACGCCCTCCGCTTTTTTGCCGCCGCCCTGCGGGGTATCCGTCGCGCGCGTTTTTTCGCCGGGGGGCACCTCGATCGCGGCCAGGATCTGCTTGCGCACGGCCTCCAGCCCGATCTCGGCCTGCAGGTCGTTCCAGTCGCTGCCTTTGGATGCTGCGTCAGGGAAGGCGGGGAATGCCGCTACCCCCTTGACTTTGCGGGCCGCCGCAGTCGCTCGACTTCGCCCCGCGTTTTCGAGCTTGAGCATGCGGGGCATGCCATCGACCACGATGTGGCCGGCGATCAATGGCACACCGCCGCCGTCTTTCGACCACCCGGCCTTGAGTACCACTTTCGTGTCGGGCGGCACGATCCACTCATGCTCGCCCAGCTTGGCCAGCTCGCTGGCCGTGGCATGGATGCCCAGGTCGAGCAGGCGATCAATGAGTCGCGGCATGAGATGCCGGTCATCATCACCGAGCATGACGAACTGGTGGTCTGGGTAGAGCTTGCGCCAGGCCGTGACCACGGGGTCAAGGTTGCCCGCATCAAAGCAGGCCACCACGGGCCAGCCGGTTGCCATGTGGGCTGATGCGGCCGTGGCGTAGCCCTCTGCAAAGCCGATGGGCACACCCTCGACCACGTTGCCGACCAGGTGAAACTTGCCCTCTTTGGCGGTGCCTGTGCCGAAGATCTTGTCGCCTTCGTCGCTGATGTATTGCAGGCCGTGCAGCTTGCCTTCGGTGTCGCGCATGGGCACCAGCAACTTGTTGCCATAGCCCACGCGCAGGTCAAAGGCGCCTACCTTTTTGCGCTCCAGGTAAGGGTGCAGCGGGCCTTGCTCAGCTGCCCTGCCCTTGCTCCACATGCGCGCTGCCTTTGCGGCAGCGGTGGCGGCGTCTTGCTCGCGCAGTTCGCGCGCAGCCTTCTCAGCCTCTTTGCGCGCGGCCAGCTCGGCGCTGCGCTCCTCGGGTGACCAGTCCTTCGTGGCCGACTCGACCAGCCATTGTGATGAGGCCCACCCATATGCACCTGTGATGTAAGTGCGGCTGGTGGTGGGGCTTGACCACTCGAACAGGCGTACCCATGCGTTCTTCTTCGCGCGCCGCTCAGCATCAGGCTTCCAGCGCACATAGCCACCCAAGGCCTTGCTCAGGTCCTTGGGTGGCGACAGGCCGACGCCACGCATCTGCTCGGCAACATCTTCGAGGCTGTTAGCCATGTGTCTCCATATGCATGTCGGTCACTCCCAGCTGAGCTGGTCGACCTTTTGTATGGTGTCCAGGTGAGCCTTAGAGACAGTCAGCAGCGCCTGCACCATCTCAGGCTTGAAACACTGCATTTCGACCGGCACGACCTTGAGACCCAAGTGAGCAATGACGGCGCACAGGGTCTCCATGTGCTCGTTCTTCAGCCTGCTGATCGTGGACTCTGACGAGCCCATGGCCACAGCCACAGCAGTGGCAGTTCCAGGCTCTTGCAGGCGCTGCAAGACGGTGAGATACGTCTTGCGTGCTCTTTCAACGCTTGCGGGCAACACTGCAGTCATTGCGTCACCCAAACCCGCCCAAGACGAAAGCAGCCGTGGCACAGTAATAGAGACGCTATCGAACGAAGCAAGAGCCAAGGATTCAAAATGAGCCCGACTACCGATCCACACACCATCAATGCTGTCCAGCAGACACTGCGCTCGCTCACCGTTGCGCTGGCCACAGCAGCCCGGGTTGACTTCGGTGAGCTGTCCGAGCTGCTTGCCGCATCTGCCAAGAACGATGCCCTGACGCCTGAGGCTGTCGTGATGCTTGACGACTTGGCCAAGGGCGTAGGCATGCTGGGCAAGGCCTTCAAGGGGGCGCGGTCGTAATGCCTGGATTTCATGAGGTGTTTCCTCCCAGAAACATGCGGCGCTCACGCCACCGCAGCAAGCAAAACGCCCAAGGCCTCACGCGACCTGCATACAAGCTCGTCGTGCAAGACCACCGGACGACCTGCCGGAGCCGGCCAGGTCGCATCGGGCATACGAGCCCATCGCACCCGGGGAACCAGCTCTTCCGCAGCAATAGTGCCGCTAGTGGTAAAGTCGAAGAAGACCGCCCATTCGGTCGGGATCGCCATGCTTCCGCTTGCGGCCTTGCGCACTGCGTCGCCGGTTACGCCTAGAGCAGATGCCGTTTTACCGGTGCCACCAAGCAGGTCACGAGCGCGTTTGAATGTCGACAGAGGATCAGTCATGAAAAATAGTGTAGCGTCACTACCACCTAAAGACAATAGCGATACTACACGTTCTGAAGGGGGTAGCGCGATACAAAACAGTAGTGTTGCTATGGCGCCAGTCGATACCATCGATGAGATGAGGTATGACAAGGAAGGCGACTCCAAGCGCCTGAAGAGCATTTACAGCGGACGCGAGGCAACTGAGGGTTTCGACCGGAAGACCTTCGCGGCAGCGCATGGGTTCAAGAGCGCAGGCAACCTCAGCCACTACTTGAACGGCATCAATAAGCTCAGCCTGGAAACCGCCATTTCGTTTGCCCGAGCACTGGGTTGTGACATTGCCGACTTTTCGCCCTACTGGGCAGCCCAGGCCAAGCGCGCAGGTGTGCACACCTCCCCAACAGCCGATGGCGAACACCGGGCCCAGCCGCGGGCAGAATCGCCTGGCCCCATCGCCTACTCGCTCGCTGCTGCAGGCATTGATGTGGACACGGCCCCCGACGCCGACATTGAAGATGCACGCGCTCGCCGTGAGGCGTTGCTGAGTGCCGTTGACCGTACCAAGCTGTCCAAAGAGGCGCTGGAGCTGGCCCTTGAATTCGACACCCTGTCAGCAAAAAACCCCGCCAGGCTGCGTGTGTTCGTGCGCTGCATTTCAACCATTGCAGCGGCCAAAGCAGCTGAAAAGTGACAAACGTTTGACACAGTAACCCCCGCATTCATGGGGTTTTTGCGGTTCAAATTTGCGTCAAATTGCACTTTCGAAAAGCCAACTCCTACCGGATCAAGGCAGGTATGAAGCACGAAGTGTGACGCGCGTCACGCTTGGCGCCTATCGCGGGCTATCGACCGGCCACGCAGCAGCCATTGACGAGCACTCCCACTCACTACAACACTAGTGGCTCAGGAGGTAGTAATGGTAGTCATTGAGGAGAGCAGTCCAGGCACACACGTGCGGCTGAGCATCAAAGCGTCGGTCGCGTACTTCGAGTTCAGTGGGAGAACATCAAGTGCGAGCGTGATAGCCGGGCTCCAAAAGTTTTACGGTATCCCACCGCAAGACCGACCGAGCGTGCTCGCCGCCATTGCGTTTTACGATCGGAGCGACCCGAGCATGACCGCGATGGATCTGCTCACGATCTACACAGATGTTGTGCGGTCGGGCCTGCCAGCGGACATACCAACGGCCATCGTTGTGCCCGAGCGGCTGCTGGCAGACGCCAGCCGCTACACGCACCTACAGCTGAGGGCCGGCGTGCTCAGGGCTGCGTTCACCGATCGCGTCGAAGCGAAGCGGTGGATATCTGACCAGGTGGCTCGCTTGTCAAACTGACGTTCACGCAACACCCCATCCCCGCTATGCGGGGATTTTTTTTACCCTTTTTGCTGCGCCACTATTGCCGCCTATCTTTGCGTAGTGCTACTATTCATCGCGCTACTACCAAACGCAACAGAAGGCGGCACACATGAGCAACGAAGATCAAGTCAACATTACCCACGGCATTGCACGTGGAATCATTGCCCTGCAACTGCGGGCGATTGTCGCAGAGGTGGATCTGCACAACAGTCTGATCGCCGTCATGGGCGCAGACCGGCGCGCCGCAATCCCCGAAGATGGCTTGCAGGCCCTGGTCGAACGAATCGGCGAGGTGTGAGATGCAAGACATCATCCACAAAGCCGAGGTGGCCTGGCAAAGCGAGCCAGGCCGCTACCTGATCGACACCCAACTCACCCAGGGCCGCGGCTTCGTGCCGCAGGCCATACGCGTGGAGCCACTGCTGGCAGTGCGCCGCGCCGAGCGCGCACTGCATGAGTCGTCCACGATCAAGGCAATCGAGTTCACGGCTGATGACGGCTTTGCCGACACCATGCCCGTAGATGAGCCCCCCCACGGCAGCGGCGCAGCACCCGACGAAGACGTCTACATCGCACCCGGCTGGGGTGCCAGCTTGCTGTTTGGCGGCACGGTCGGCATCGCAGTCAGCGCCCTGGTGGGCAGCATCTGGCTGGCCGTGCAGCACTGGAGGTGAGCCATGCAGTGCCGCGCCACCGTCATCACCAGCGCAGGCGAGCGCATTGCCCTGCCCGCCCGCTTCAGCAGCCGCAGCGATGCGGAGCACCAGGTAGACCTGCTCTACCCCAATGCGCGCCTGGTCGTGCTGATCATTGAGCGGAGGCCGTCATGAGCACCATGAGCCTGCGCGAACTCAACGCACTGCAGCGCAAGCTGGACACGTGGGAGCTTGAGCACTTGCGCGAGCACACGCTGGCCTTGCGCCTGCAGCTTGACGACGCCATGCAGCGTATTGAGCGGCTGGAGTCAGACCTGGCGTGTGAAGAGCACCGGGCCGACATGTTCATGGCCTTGAACACCGAACTGGCTGAACGAGGCGGGCTGCAGCTGGGCCTGACTCAGCAGGGCGACATGGGAGTGATGCGGCCATGCTGAGCAAACTCACTCACCGTTGCCGCGCACTGCTGCTGCGGCTACGCATTCGCTGGGCCCAGCTGGACGAAGAAATGCTGCGCGAATGCCTGGCTGAAGGGCCCGTGCAGCTGGCTGTGTTGCGCGCCGAGCTTGCAGCCTTGCGCGCCGAGCTTTACGCCTTGGAGAACGCACGCCATGAGCCCCGCCATTGAGCGCTTGATGCGCATTCACTTGGTGCCATTGCGTCTGCGCGCTTGCGAGCTGTGTGCACACGGCTGCACGACACATGGGCAGCTGTGCAGCTGCCCCGATTTCGCCCGCGAACCCAGCCGAGACGTGCGCAGCTTACGCGATCTCGGCGGCGCTTGCGGCCCCGAGGCCAAGCACTTGTTGATGCCTGGCGTCACCACTGCCTGAAGGAGATTGCCATGGGTTGCTGGAAAGTCGTGATCAGCGAAGAGCAAAGCCGCGCCGCTTACGAGCGCCGCAAGCGCAGCACCTGGCCCGAGGGCTATGAGGCAGCCATGGCAGACCCGATCTGCCACCGCTTTGTGATGCTCGAAGCCTACCGGCATGCACGGCGCGCCAGCGTAGCCGCTGCGCTCGGGCAGCGCACGCAGGCCCGCCGCACGCCCGCACCGGCACGCGCATACCAGGCACCCACCCCCACCCTGGCCCCTGCCATGGATCACAAGCGCCTCGCCGCTGGCGAGCGCGACGACGACTGAGAAAGGCCCCCATGCGGCGATACCCCTGGATCGTGATCGTGCGCGTCAAGCAACTGGTGGCGCGCGCACGCTCACGGGCACGCAGAAGCGCTCGACCCGACAGCCAGTGGGCTGCCATGCCAGGCAACCGCCTGGAGCTTGGCGCCACGGGCTATGACATCCGACTCGTTCAGCTGCAGCCCGCTCAAATCGGTGCGGGCCTGCGCTTCATCTACATGGCCTACGACCCCGAGGGCAACGCCATGGCCTCAACCCCCGGCGATCTGGAGGGCCTGAAACGGCTCGTTGAAGACCAGGCGCGCAACCGACAGGAGTTCAAGCTGTGACCCCGCTTTTTGACTTACCCAAGCTGCTGGACATCCAGCTTGTGCTGCGCTCGCACCTCAACCCACGCCGCCGATTCAAAGAGCAGGCCATGAAAGAGCTGGCCGACAACATCAAGCGGCATGGCGTGCTGCAGCCGATCCTGACACGGCCCACCATGGTGGGCGAGGTGGAGCACTTTGAGATCGTGGCGGGTGAGCGCCGCTGGCGCGCCAGCTGCATGGCCGAGCTGCCCCAGGTCCCGTCGATCGTGCGCGAGATGACTGACACCGAGGCCCTTGAGATCGCGGTGATCGAGAACGCGCAGCGTGAAGACCTGCACCCGCTTGAAGAGGCCGAAGGCTTCGAGGCCTTGCTGCGTGCCTACGGCCACGCCGATGCGACCGACCAGTCGGCCGATGACCTGGCAGCCAAGATCGGCAAGAGCCGCACCCACGTCTACAACAGGCTCAAGCTGCTGGCACTGGTGCCTGACCTGCGTGAAGCCTTCTACGCCGAAGAGTTCAACGCCACGATTGCGCAGAAACTGGCGCGCCTGCCAGCCAAGCTGCAGCCCAAGGCCCTGGCCAAGTTGCGCAAGGCCACGGCAGAGGGTGACGAGATCAATGTGAAAGCGGCGGGCGAGCTGCTGCGCCGAGAGTTCCACCTGCGCATTGACAAGGCCACGTTCCCCATCACCGACGCCACGCTGCTGGAGGGTGCAGGCTCATGCCTGACATGCTCACGCATGAGCGGCAACGAGCCCAGCTTGTTTGACGATGAGCCAGACAACGTTTGCACCGATGGCGATTGCTTCACCTCCAAGCTGCTGGCCTTCAACGAGCGCATCAAAAGCAAGGCGCGCGAAGCTGGCTTGGTGGTGTTTGAGGGCGATGGCGCACGCGTGATGCTCAGATTCGGCACGGCCAGCGATGAGCTCAATGGCGACTACGTTTACATGGATCGGGGCATGCAAGCCCTGACCGGCACAGACAAGAGCCTGCAGCGCCTGCTGGGTAAGCTGCTCAAGCCATCGGCACTGTTTGAGCACCCCAAAGAGCAGACGCTGCGCGAGGTGGTCGAGATCACCAAGGCGATTAAAGCCCTGCGGGACAACGACCTGCTGGTGCATGACCCTGACAAGGACAAGCCCAAGGCCAAAAAGCCCAAGGCAGACCTTGGCACCAGCGTGGCCACGAAGCCCGACACCAGCTACATAGAGCCCAGCACGCCAGCTGCGCGCAGCCCTGAAACGGAGGCTGATGTAGCTTGGCCCTTCCCCACTGGCAACAAGCAGTTCATGCATGGCCCAACCAACGACGGTGACGGCGATGAGCAGCATGACGACGCCGTGCACCAGCTGCGCGTGCAGCACGCCCGCGCCTGGCGCATCAAGGCGGTCAAAGCGCTGCATGCGGACTACATGGACCAGGGCTATATCGATGACGACACGCACGCCCTGCGCATGGTGGCGATCGACTTGGGCACCACCTACCTGGACGATGCCGAACTGGTGACGTTGATGGCCGAACTGTGGGGCTGGGAGATCAACAGCCTCATGAGCCTGCGCGACAACCTGTTTGACGCCACGATGGAGATGAACACCGACCAGCTGCACATGATGTGCGCAGAGCTGATCTCGCTGGGTGATATCCAGGACCTGCCAGACGATGACAGCTATGACGTGAGCCAGCAGGTGCTGCCAGGCCTGTGCGAGGCGCAGTCTGTAGCGTGGCGCGAGCTGTATGACGGCAACAAAGACATGGCCAGCGTCGACCTATCGGAGTCGGATCTACCCCACCAGACTCCGTCGCCGGCAGGCGAAGTTATAGGCGCCGCCAGCCAAGGGGGCGACAAGTCGCCCCAGGAAGACGAAAGCCAGGCGCCCCAAGGGGCGCAGAGTAAGGATGTCAGCCAGCTGGCCCACTGGGTGGGCCAGAGGGTTAAGGTGAAGAAGGCCAAACGCATTGCCACCGTTGTTGAAGTCAACGGGGATGGCTCGCTCGTGGTCGAAGTTGAGAGCTGGCGCACCGGCAAACCCAACCGCAGCACAGTGCTCAAGCAAGACGTTGAAGTGCTGCCAGGGCAAACGTCGGAAGAGGTAATAGCATGAGCTACGTCTACCTGCCCGACACAGCCCGCTACGCCTGCGCTGCGCTGCTGTTCAGCGACGGGCCCCTGCTGTTCCCATGCATCGTGCAGCGCAGCCTGCGGGCATCCATGCGCTTCACGCCTGGCGAGCTGCGCGCCGCACTGGTGGGCCTCAAGCGCGCCGACCTGGCCACGCAGAGCCCCTCGACGCTTGACTGGTGTATGACCGAGTCTGGCCGCAGCTACTGGCTCAAAGACCACCAGCGCTGCACAGCCATACCGCACACGCCCCCCCCTGCGCCCCTTGTTGCCTCAGAGCGCCAGCTCAAGCCCATCGAGCAAGACCCCAGCTTGCGCACGCGCAGCATCGTGCGGCTGGCGAGCCCTGCAGACCGCCTGCCCATGGTCTACCGCGATGGCGCGCTGGACTGCCGCGACCTGCCCCGTGTGCAACTGGGCTGGCGCATCTGGCCCGACGGTAGGCGCGAACGCGCAGACGGAGACCCATCATGAGCGAACGCCTTGCCATTACTGGCTGCAGTGACCCCTTGCTTTGGTATGCCCGCATGGTCGGCCAGATCGTTGACCTGGTGCGCGACCTGCCCTCTGAGGGCCAATGGCTCAGCCGTGAGCCAGCGGGCTTTTTAAACATCGTGCTGCACTGCGATGCCGCGCCTGTGCCCCGCGGCTACAAGGCCGCAGCGGCAGACACCGTGCTGCAGCACCTCGACCTGATCTTCTCTGATGGCCTGTGGCGCAACCCACGGCTCGACCAGCTCGGCACCAGCGTTGCTGGCCACATCGTCATCCGCATGGAGCAGCCATGATCGGCACCCAACCCACTGGCGCCATCAGCGGCGTCGTCATCTCAGCGGTCTGCCACGAAGGCCTCACTGTGACGGTAGACGGCAAGCCCGCGCGGCTGGCCATCGTCACCGATGACGGCCAGGTCATTGCTGTAGGGCAGAACGTGGCCCGCGAGGCTGAGGCCGTTGCCATCAACAGCTACCGCAGCTTGCTGCAGGGCAAAGGGCACCTGCGCGTGACCAGCAAGCTCCCACCAGGCGCAGCCTGACCCGTTTACCAGCGTCCCGGGTGGCCCGGGTGATGTGCGGCAACTTGTCCTTCATTGTCGTTAGTAGCAGCTGCACAAATAGCCCGGGTTGCGCCGGGCACGCTGACCTTTTATTGAGGCACGCATGATCTCGAATCAATACATCTTGCCGATGGCAAGTGAGCTCGTTGTTGACCTGTTCGCGGGTGGTGGTGGCGCCAGCACAGGCATAGAACAGGCCATTGGCCGGCATGTCGATATCGCCATCAACCATGCGGCTGATGCGGTGGCATTGCACCAAGCGAACCACCCGCAGACCCTGCACTTTGTGAGCGACGTGTTCGAGGTCGATCCACTCGTGGTGGCCGATGGCAGACCTGTGGGGCTGCTGTGGGCATCGCCCGATTGCAAGCACTTCAGCAAAGCCAAGGGGGGCAAACCCGTCAGTAAGAAGATTCGCAGCCTTGCGGGTGTTGTGATCCGCTGGGCTCGCCTGGTGCGGCCGCGTGTGATCTGCTTGGAAAACGTCGAAGAGTTCAAGACCTGGGGGCCGCTGCTGAAGTCTGGCAGACCCTGCCCGATGCGCAAAGGCCAGACCTTCCACAAGTGGGTGCAGCGGCTGCGCAACCTTGGCTACACAGTCGAGTGGCGCGAAATGCGCGCCTGTGATTACGGCGCCCCGACCATCCGCAAGCGGCTATTCCTAGTGGCCCGATGCGATCGCATGCCCATCGTGTGGCCAGAGCCGACCCACGCCGAAAGGCCCGCCCGAGGCTCCAGCCTCAAGCCTTGGCGCACCGCGGCCGAGTGCATTGACTGGAGCTTGCCGTGCCCGTCGATCTTTGAGCGCGAGCGGCCACTGGCTGAAGCCACGCTGCGCCGCATTGCGCATGGCGTCATGCGCTACGTGGTCAACTCAGCCGAGCCTTTTGTGGTGCGCATAGGACACACAGGGCACGGTGACAGCGGCAAGGTGCGCAGCATGCGTGAACCGGTGTCGACCATCACCAGCAAGGCTGAACACCTGCTGTGCAGCCCGACGCTGGTGCAGACTGGCTATGGCGAGCGCGAGGGTCAGGCGCCGCGCGCACCGGGCCTGCACAAGCCGCTGGGCACCGTGGTGGCGGGGGCATCAAAGCACGCCCTGGTCACAGCCTTTTTGGCGAAGCATTACACAGGCGTGATCGGCAGCGAGCTGCGCGCCCCCATCGGCACGGTCACCAGCGTTGACCACCACAGCCTGGTGGCGCCACTGCTGGTGGACTCGGCACACAGTGATGTGTCGCCATCAGGTGTCAAGCGCTGGTCTCACGGCAACCGCCAGATCAGCAAGCCCTTGCAGACCGTCGTGGCCAGCGGAGGCAATGCAGCGGCGGTCAGCGCCTTCCTGACCGCCTATTACGGCAGCCATCAGGACACCCCACTGGATGACCCCATGCATACGGTCACTACCAAGCCTCGCTTTGGCCTGGTGACCGTGGCTGGCCAGCACTATGAGATCGCGGACATCGGCATGCGCATGCTGCAGCCACGTGAACTTTATCGGGCTCAAGGGTTCCCTGACAGCTACATCATCGACCGCGGCGCAGACGGCAGGCCACTGCCCAAGGATGCCCAGGTTCGCATGTGCGGCAACAGCGTATGCCCGCCGCTGGCCCGCGCGATTGTGGCTGCCAACTACGCCGAGCGGCAAGCGCTGGAGCAAGCAGCATGATCACAAGACCGATGCTCTACAGCGCACCGATGGTGCGCGCCCTCCTGGATGGCACGAAGACGCAGACCAGGCGCGTGCTGAAGGTACAGCCACCGACCGGCACGACTCAGTTTTGCACCTATCACTACCCTGACCCTCGCAAACATCACTGGGCTATGGATGACGACTCGCTGCTCGACTTTGCCGTACCTTGCCGTTACGGCGAGCCAGGCGACCAGATTTGGGTGAGAGAGAACCACGCCCCCCCCCAGCCTGATTGCTGGGGGGCATGGGATGCGTGGATGCGTGATGACACCAAGAGCCCGAAGCCCATCATCCACTACCAAGCTGATGGCGGAGAGCCCTGGGTAGAAAAATGGCGCCCCAGCATCCACATGCCCCGCTGGGCCAGCCGCATCACGCTGGAGATCACCCAGGTGCGTGTTGAGCGCTTGCAAGACATCAGCCGTGGTGACGCCATGGCCGAGGGCTGCCCATTCCCCAACATGGCCGCAGGCCCTGACCCACGCCAGTGGTATGCCGAGCTGTGGGACCAGATCAACGGCCCCGGCGCATGGGCTCTTAACCCTTGGGTGTGGGCTGTCAGCTTCAAGAGGCTCAAACCATGAGCCAGCAATGCATTACCTGCGACCACTTCACGCTGCGCGGCCACCCGCTCATCACCAACGAGAAGTCGCAGCGCTCAGCCCGCGAGATGGCCAAGCACGGCTTCGGCCAGTGCAAGCAAGGCCCGCTTTTCAAGTTCTTCTCTTTCGACCGGCCTCATGAATGCCGTGTGCACAAGCCTGCACAAACCGAGGTCATTGAGCAGCGCAGCGCATGGCTGCACAAACCTCGCGGCCAAGCCAGCGAGGCCTAAGCGCCCTCATCAGTGCGCCCAGCCGGACGCAGTCATGAGAGCCGCCTGGGCTGCGGGTCGGCGCCGCAGTGTAGTACTCCTCTTAATCGAGGCCTTGTTCAAGCGATCCACTGCCATATGTGACCAGGCGGCACTCTTCAACTTTTCATGAAGGCAACCAATGAGCCCATTGAGCAAACCCCTGAGTCCTATCATCTCGCTGCGGCAGCTGACGCTTGACGAGCTCTGGACCGAAGCCGAAACGCTTGGCCTCATCCGCGTGTGGACGATGAGCGACTTCAAGGACACCAAGCCCACGGGCTATAAAGTCACGCTCATCGGTCACCGCCGCAATACCAAGCTCGAAATTGAGCGCCAACACACCAGCCTGGCCTGCGCGCTGGGTGATGCCATCAACGAGGCCCGAGAAATGGGCCTTGGCGAGCAAGAGTGAGGCAGGCATGGCCATTGCAAAGGCTGCACCCACCCCAAGAGCCCTGCGCTGGAGAAAGCAACACCCGCTGAGAAAGGCCCGGCCTGATCCATGTGAGCCAGCCGTGATCCTCGGTCCGCATTGGGCGATCAAACAAGACAAGTGGGTATACCTCGGTGCCCGCGAACAAGTGCAAGGGCGCTGGCTGTCTGCGCTTTGGGCCAGCCGCATTCGATGGGCCAGCAAGGCGATCAAGTACAGCCAGGCCAAGCGCCGAGAGTGGCTGCTTTCGATGATGCGGTCTCGCATCAAAGAACGGTTTGCCACCAGCGACAAGGACCTTCCGTTTTGAGGCTACCTCAACCACAAGCCGATGCCGCAGGCATGGGCGTTTTCAACGAGCCGGGCAGCGCCTGGCGGAAAGGTACGAGATGAGCAACCAAACCGAGAACACCTGCTGGCGCTGCCGCACAGATTGCACACCAGTGGCCAACCTATGCGCAGACGAGCCCGACGCAAAGACCAAAGCGCCAGCCAGCTTTGTGTGTGTTGGCTACAACCACCCGAAGGACCGCGCCGTGCCCCAGGACCGATTCACCTTGTGCTGGAAGAACAAGGCGGTGGATGAGCGAGGGCACTGGGACAAGCGCGACCTGCTGGACACCATGAGCGTGATCGCTCAAGCCCTGAGCACTGACGAAAACATCAAGGTGTCAAACAAGTTCAGCGAGCACGACATGCAGCACGTGGACATGGTCTGAATTGGGGGCCTAACCCAAAAGTTAACCGGCGGGCGTGCGAAGCATGCACGTCCGAGTTGAACGGAGAGTTAGGCCAGCAACCACACCGCCCACCATGGGCACAACACCAAGCTGGGCCGCCAGGCCGAGCATTTTGCAACGAGCCGGGCGAAGCCTGGCGGAAAGGTACGAGATGAGCAATACCACGCAGACCATCAACGTCAGCATCGAGCAGATGGCCAAGGCCTTCGAGGCATGGGAGAACGGCTACCGCGCCGACCCGCAAAAGTTCATGACCGCCGACGAAGTGGCCGCCGCCGAGGTGAGCCAACTGTCTGCCGATCGTGCGGCCTACTTCCACGAACTGCTGACCACGGCCGTGGGAGCCTGAGGTGAAGTGCGACTGCCTGAACGACTGCGGCGATGACCCGTGGTTGAGGGATGGCCGGGCGTAGCCGTGCGAACGCCTGAAGAAGGAGCGAGCCGCTGCAGCCAAGGCCAAGGAAGACGCCCACCAGCTCAAGCTGAGCGCCATCGCTGTGGGCGAATGGCTGAACGGTGGCTGCAACCCGAAGGACATCCCGGACATGTATATCGAGGCCCTGGTGAACTTCACCAAGGCCGCGACAGAGAGGGCCTAACCCCTGAGTTCAGCGCGCGAC